TTAAAAAATTCTTGTCATAGCTTCCATTTCTTCCAAAACGTCAGCTGTATTCTCAAAGCTATATTCTTCATCTTCACTTACCGCTTCGCCCTCATATAGATAATCACGAATTGGTCTGTAGTCTGTATCATCTCTACGATAGCGAATGACTACGATTTTATTACCGATTTTATTATCAGCAATATCATTTCTCAAACTATCAAGTAAACCATTGTCTTCGTAATCATATGAAAAACCGAAAAGTCCATTTTTAAACTGTTGCCAATTATATGCCATGTTTTTCTCCTTTATATAAAAGCGGTCAATGCGACCGCTACTTTATTTGCCAAATGGATTATAAGCACCTTTGACTGTGCCTGAAACCAAATCATAAGTGATAAGTCTGTAGTTAACAATCGCACCAGCTGCCGATTCTCTTTCAATGATCAATGTTTCAGTTTCTGATAAATCAATTAATTGTTGTTTTTCAGAAATATAAATAGCTGGTTTGCGGATTTTAGTTGTTTTTTCAATTTTACCTTCTTGTTCAAGGATGCTAACCAAATCCCACACTAAGTTTTGACCTTTATTTGCTTGTTTGATAATGTCTGCTTTTTTCATTTTGTTTACCTCTTTCGTCTTTATTTATCTTACAAATATATTATAGTACATGTATTATATATTGTCAACACTTTTCTACAAATATTTTTGATATTTTTAAATTTTACTGCGCACTACTGCGTTTTTCTGCGCATAAAAAAAGACCCAGCGCGTGAACGCTGGGCGTAAACTCATTATGAGCCAAGAGTCAAGTCTTGTTTCATGGTTTTATTGTAACAAAAAAGCTAGCTCACGCTAGCCCTGCAAAGAAGCTCTACTGTTTTTGTTTCAAGTGTCCTAGCCAGTCCACTCATTACGGTAGTCCGTGTAAGACCATTACACCCTTACCCGTCCATTATACCAAAAAAGCTCCCGACCGTAAAGGTGGGAGCGTTAAAGTGCTTTATTTAATTTTAAGTGTTTGTCCTGCAAAAATCAAGTTTGGATTAGCAAGACCGTTTAAAGCTGCGATAGATTGGTAGCTAGTACCGTAACGAGCAGCAATTGCTGACAAGTTATCACCTGCGCGCACTGTGTAGTAAACTGAACCAGTGTTAGCTGAACCGTTAACACGCAATACTTGTCCTACATAGATAAGATTTGGATTGGCAATGCCATTGAGATTAGCTAGCGATTGATAGCTTGTCCCAAATTTGGCAGCAATGCTAGAAAGCGTGTCGCCAGAACGTACTGTGTACGTGTTAGTTGTTGGTGCTGGTTGTGTGTTAGCTACTGAAATGATTTCAACGTCTGCTTTACTGATCCATGAATTGATACCAGCTAGCAATACACGATTGCCAGACACTTGAGCAACGTCATATGTGCGACCTCTAACCCAGCTTGGAATGCCTTGACCAGTAGCCCATGCATTAGCACTAAATTTAACCTTGACTTGGTTGCCGTTAGCAATATCAGATTTCGGTGTATTGTCCGCTTGTTGGCCTTGAGCGATAGCTGGCGTATTAGTTTTAGGATTATCGTGCTTAGTGTAGCCGTTGTCGGTAATGCCAGTCAAATCAACGTTTCCGTCCAAGCCGCCTGCGATGTACGTTGAGGTAAATTGATAAATTGCCACGCCGTCCATGCTTGGAAAGACGTTATAATTTGGTGCTGGCGTTACTGCATAGTTTGGGTAAGCGGCCATCCAAAGTGAATCTGGGAACTCACGAATGATTTGGTCGACGTACACATTAGCCACTGTATAAGGCTTGTAGCTATAATACATAGGCGTGTAGCCTGCAGCTTTAATCATGCGCATACCGTGCAAAATAGCGTTGGTATTCGCTTGTTTATCAGCACTAGCTCCGCTTTCGTAGTCTAAAGCCACGATTGAGCCTTTAGGCGTTTGAACTTGTGGCAAGAATGTATTTAAGACTTGTTCGCCAAGACTAGCATTTCCGCCGACCTGATACCAGATGTAAGTATGAGCACGCTTGCCTTGAGCGATTGCTGATGCAACTTGCGTTTCATACGTTGTCTGTCCGTACATACCACCACCATTTACACCACCGATTTGACAAATAGCGAATTTATCGTGGCCATAGCCGAAAATACCGTTTTGACCTTGATAGCGTGACCAGTCGACACCTTGGTCACCAACTGCGGCATAAGCAGTTGATTGTAACAATAGGCTAGCGCCTAAAACAGCACCTGCTAAAAGTCGTTTAATCTTCATCGAGCTCTTCCTCCTTCAAATCAGATAGATTAGTCAATACACAAACCAAACCAGATAAAAGAGCGGTTGAAACAACCACTCTCCAGTCCACTTGTGTGATTAATGTACTAGCGCCAATGACACCAACCGCCGATTGCGCCATGGTTTTTAAGACCTTAACTCCCAATTTTTCAAAATACTTTTTCATTTTTCAACCTCGCTTTCCAAGCGTGCAATGCGTTCATCGACGTACTTGCTATGTTCTTCCAGTCTAAATGTACGTTCGATAACGCTATTATGTTTATCAACCTGTTTTTTTAGCTCGTTGATTTGGTAGTTGGTTAGTTTGGCGCTCGTAACAATACCACCAAACGTTCCTACCAAAGTCGCTAAGAGCGAAAATAACCCCGTTAAAATTTCAGCATGCATAATCTCCTCTCGCTTCCTAAGCTGACTATTCAGCGTCTGGCAAGTTCCAATCTGGATTGCCGTCTTCGTCAAATTGCATGATGTAGCATTTTGCGTCAGCGAATCCATCAAGTGGAAGCGCAAGGATTGAACCACCGAATTTTGAAATACCGACGACATTGCTGAATTCTTTAAATTGACGTTTGCCGTTAATCACAACCGGTTTACGTTCATGCTCGATGTGCATGTACAGGTCGTAATTTCCTGCAATATAGCGCACATACTCACCGTTTTCTTTCATATAAGTGAGCGCTTGCGCCAAATCGAAAGGTTGTGTGATTTCGTCTACATTGATAAGTTCTTCTGCCATTTTGTTTATCTCCTTTTTTAAAATTAATAACTAAATACTAAAGTGCCGCGATAATTTACATTAGCCTCTGCGTTTAAGACGTGCAAGCTACCATCCGAATTAAGCTGGATGTTACGGTCATGGTCTGGCATAACTGACCATGCTTTGGCTGTCATCATCAAAGATTTTTTAGTAAATTCTTGCGGTATGCCGCCAATCGTGTGAGTGCCTGCACTGTTAAATGTCACATCGTAGTTAACAACCACTAGACGACCTTGAATCATGTACTCACAACCGCTGACACCTGTTGATGTCCAGTCTGTGTAGTTAGACGCTTGGAAGTTCAAATAACCAGACGACGTCATAGTCAAACGACGTTTTAATTCGCTATCAATCTCAAAGCGGATTGCGCCAAAGTCAGGGTCAGACAGACCGTAATGCACGACGTTCTCGAGATTGTCATTGTAATCAACAACAAGAAAGCGCAATTCGCCAGCCTGCAAGACTGCTAGCGGCATATCTGTCGGCGTGGTTTCACTACCGTTCTTGCGCTGAATCGCGCCAGACGATGCGAAAGCGTGGTTATCAAGAAACAAGCCTTGCTTGTATGCTGGGCGATTGTATGTGCCCCAACTGTCGGTCGCGCTGCCTGCTGTCTTATTCTCTTGCAACAAGAGTGAGCCACCACGAATAGCGCCTAGATTTGAGTTGACTGCAGACAAATTGTTAACGTTTAGCTTGTTGGCTGTCACTGCGCCGTCAACAATCATGTTTGCTGTAACTTGCATTTCGTCCGCAATGATTTTGACACTGTTAGCGTCTTGCGCAATCATTGTCGCAAACTTATTGCCGTTAATGGTTTTGCCGACTTTTGTCACAAAACCGTTATTATCAAGATTCAAGCTAGCACTCTTAACCGTCGTACTGTCTAGCGTGTTAACACCAACTTGTGCTGCGTCTGCTTTCGAGACAGCTGTATTCGCTGTCGCCTGCGCATTGCTTGCTGCAGTCTGTACACTTGACACGCTTGCGGTGATTGCGTCGGTTGTTTGTTTGATTTCCGACTTGGCTTGTGCGAGAGCAGCGTCACTAATCGTGTCTTCAGGCGCTAACATATAATCATGATATACATTGCCTTTTTCAACCATGATTTTGCCGTCGTTGTACAATCGTGCTGAAACACGCAAGTATTTTGCGTTTGCTGGTACTGTCAGCGTTTGCTGTACACATTGATAATCAGAGGTGTAGTTTCCAGCTTGCCGACCACCATTCAACGTTTTATCTTCGTTGTAAAACTGCCATGCTCGCCAGCCCTGCTGATTTTCGGTCAATGTAGTCCAGACTTGGAAAGCATACTTCTCACCTACTTCGACAGGAATATAGTCGGATGTGCGCTCTTTATATGTCGCGCTTGCTGCACCTAGGTTTGTGCTACCGTACGCTAAGAAACCGTCACTTGAATTTGCAATCACATAAAGATTTTTAAAATCTTTGCTTGTCGGAATCCGCTCATTCACACTACTAATCTGGCTGCTCAACTGGTTAGCTGTTGCTGTCAAATTGCTTTCGGCAGTCGTCACACGACCAGACAACGAATCAAAATCAGATTGCGAAACTTTCGCTTGCAAACCTGTATTCAATGCGCTGATTTGAGTCGTGTGTGTGCTGATTGTTTGTGCGTTGCTGTTAGCGGTAGCTTGCGCACTATCAGCTTTGCTTGTAGCTGTCGAAATGCCAGATTGCAATTCAGTTTTGGCTGTGTTTAGTTCTGTTTTAGTAGCAAGCAAGGTCATGCCGTCGGCTGTTTGCTGAATTTGGCTAGATAGCGAGCTGATTTGTGTAGCTGTATCTTCAGGTGCTAGGCTGTAATCAGTTGCAACACTGCCTTTTTCAAATTTTAGCTTTCCATCACTGTACAGACGTGCTGAAATACGAATGTATTTAACGCCCGCTGGCATAGTGATAATGTGTTGGAAATGTGAAACATTGTCTTCGTCTGTTGTCACATTAAAACCAGGCGTTTGACGGTTGTTAATTGGTTGCTTGTCAACGTCATAATATTGCCAAGCTCTCCACGAATAATTACCATCTGGCACGGTGAGCCAACCTTGAAAGACATATTTCTCGTTTTCGTTAACACGAATAAAATCAGATGTGACTTCCTTATTTACCGCATTTTGACCACCTAAAGCAGCGCCTCCAGTTGTTGGCAAGAAACCTTTTACAGATGTTGATTTGATGTATAGATTTTGACCGACTAGTGAACCAGCTATCTTCCCCTCAACTGCTGACACTGCGCTTGTAATTTGACCGGGAACTGCATTAATTTGCGTTTGCAGACTACTTACATTGCCGTCAGTCGTTTGCAGGCTTGATTGCAAGCTAGCGACCGCTTGGTCGTTGCTTGCTTGATAGCTGGCAAGATTAGCTGTAGTTGTGTTCGCAGTCGTCTGAACTTGTGACAGTGTTGCTTTTGCACCAGACAAATCTGTTTCAATGGCGCTTGTTCGTTGCGTAATGCTCGTGATGTCATCAGTATTGTCATCAACTGTCTTTGTCAGTTCTGCCACCGTCGTCTTCGTCCCATTCGCGGTTTCTTCAACGGTTGAAACACGACTGGTTAAATCTGTTTGTGCAGCAGCTTGCGCTTGTAATTGGCTTGCTGCGTTTGACAAACTGTTCGAAACATTGGTTAAATCAGCACGCAACGAATTAGCTTTCGAGTCAATTTCGCTGATTGCTGCAGTCACGCCAGTCGTGTCAGCGTCAGCACCTGCGATTGATAGATTGACGGGTTGTGTGACCTCAACACTGCCGTCAGAGTAGTAAATGTACTCGTATTTCCAAAGATAGCGCTGTTGCTGCGTCGGGACTAGTGGTGTGCTAGACCAACCTAGGTCTTCGGGTGCTTGGCTGTAGTCGCTAACTAACTCGCCGCTTTCTAATTTTGGCTTATAAAAAGCTAGATACGTTCCGCTGTTGCGAAAGTCTAAAACATTATGCAATCCGTACCAATCAAACGCACGAAGAGCAATATCCTCTAACTGCCATGTGCATGTTGACCAGAAACGGTAAGTAGTGTCGCTAAGTTGTTCGAAATAACCTCGTTTCTGATTGTGTCCTTGGCTAGTAAACCAAGAATTTTGAACCTGCCCGCTCGGATTAAACGTTGCGTCTGTGTCAATCAAAATCGACTGCGTATAGGTCATGCCTTTAGTTGGCTTAAAATTATAAAATTGACCTTGTGGCAAGATTTCAGCCGCTTTTGCTGGGTCAACATTTGGGTCTGTTAAATCCAGATAAGCCCATTTCTTATCATCGTCCCAAGTCGTGTTGGTAATACCATAACCCATAGTAAACGGTTTGTCTGTGTTTTGGATAAGGTTGCGGTTAAAAAGTTTCAAACTATCGTCAAACGACGGTTCGAAGCTAGCGCTACCAGCTCCAGCCTCAAACATCATGTGACCATTTCCAAAACTTCGATAAGACAAGCGAATATAGCAAGCGTTCGCTGGTGCTGTTATCGTACGTTTGCCATGCTGTTCACCGTCTGAGCCATATTCACCATACCCACCACGGCTGCCGAACGGTTTTTGATTGCTATCGTAAAACTGCCAAGCGTCCCAGCATTTTTGACCCTCGGACACTGTAGCCCACCACTGAAAGGTATAGGTTTTTCCAGCTACGACTTGGATAAAGTCTGTAGTACGTTCGCCTTTTGCATCTGGTCCTAAGATTTGACCTTTCCCGTTAGCGTCAAGCCAACCTTTTGATAATTTACTTTCAACTACAAGGTTCCCTAACGCACCTTCATTCGTTAGCTTGTAAAACGTCTCCCTTCTGGTTTCCGCTCGCTCGTTTAGCGTCATCAACGTCGTTTGATTCTTCGCTATTAACTTGCTCATCTTTTACCTCTTCCTGTTCTTCATCTTCAATCCAGCGTTTAATTTCGGTTGAAATTCCATAAGTTTTGAAAATAACTCGAATGGCTTCTGACTTCGTCATAACAGGCACGTCGATAATTTGGCGTTGTTCAGCAATTACTACATCTGCTTTAATCATGTGTGTTCCTCCTATTCCCAAACCTCGCAATTAAACATTGCTTTAGCACTGATTTCGCTGGCAGCAACAGTAATGGATTTACCTGTCTTGTATTGGTTTCCAGAGCCACCGAAACTAGTGTTTAACACACCGTTTTTATCAAACTTAGACCATTTGTAAGTCTTCGATGTGTCTGTTCCGTCAGCGTCCAACTCTTCGCCATTTTGATACAAGCGAGCTTTTAAAACTGTCGAACCTTGACCGTTTTTAAAGATGTTTCCAGCACTTGAGTCAATAATGAGCTGAATCGGGTCTGACATATCCAAAATAGTTACGTTACCAGTCGATTTTTGACCACTGTTGCCACCGCTTGATTTATCAATGCAGACGACTTTAAATGTTTGAGCGTCCACGACTGCTGCAGGTGTCACTGTCAAAATACCTTGGCTGGTTGTGTTCGTGCCTGGTGCTACGTTAGGTGTTTGACCTGTAGTCGTACTTGAGCATAGGTGCCAGCCGATTCCGCCGTCGGCGTCGTAGCCAGTTGATGAGCTACCAGTCACGGTAGTGTCAAGGTAGAAAAACTTGAATTGCTTGTTGTCGTTTGATAGCACATTACCTTTGTAAAGATCTGCATTTACTGTAAGACTTGCGGGCAGATTGTTTCTAAACGTATTTCCGTTTCCAGCATATACATTCAAAACGTTAGCCTCTTTACCGATTTGAGTTACAAATAAATCGATTTGTGCATGAAATTGCACGTCTAGATCTGTCACTGGGTCTTTCCAAGTCCCGCTCGCCTCAAAACGTTTTGAACCTTTTGACGGGTCGATATTAACTTTAGTAGTCAAATTCTCATTGTGAGTTCCAGACAAATACTGGTTGTCTGTGCTAGTAGTTGATGTAATTTCAGTCTTAGTCGCACCATCGACCACGTACCATTTGACTTTCCCGACATTTCCTAATACTGTCGCTGACGAACCAGCTTTAGTAAGGTTCAACGTCAATGTTTGAGCACTTGATGCGTATGACGGATTGTAAGTTGCAGCCGTCTGACTATAAAGCTGTGTAGTTGCTTTATTCGCTGTGATGAACGCGTTAAGCACTGGTGCATCTGATAAGTCCACGACCGTGATTTGGCCACTTGCTACTTTTACCATTTATTAATTCTCCTTTAACTTCTTCTTCCGATATATTCAACGTCACAAAAAAAGCTTGCTCTTCTGAACAAGTCTTCTTGTGTTAATTTAATTGTCTTTTGAGAGTACGAATGCGCTCGATTCCACAATTCATCGGGTGTTTCGTCATCCTTGACTTTCGTCCATATGTAACTAAATTCAGTTCCATCTTTGTCAATCTCTTGACCACCACGCCACAAAGTAGCGGTTAAATTCGTCGAGATGACACCGTTTTTAAACACGTTCCCGTTTGATGCACGTACCTGCAATTCGATTGGTTCAACCAAATTAATCAGCGTCGCTTCAGTTTTGGCAACTTCCTTGCCGTCGATAATCGCACTAATAATCAAAACTGCTTTGTCATTAATTGCATTGCCGTCAACTGTTAACGCGCTTTGATTGCCGATGACATCACCTTCAAGTTTCCACTGCCACTGGCACTCGACATCTTTACCAGCCTTTTCAAGCCTTGCGTCGATTGTGGTTTGACCGTCGTAATTTTTAAACGTTAGACCATTGTCGCTGTTAAGTCGAATCGTGTAAGGCGCTGCGTCGTTTGCTAGTTGCTCGACTTGTTTTAATAATTCACTAGCGACTTGCGAATATTTCCGCTCGAAGTTCGTAAGTGTTGACTTCGTAACTTTACCAGTGATTAAATCCTCTGTAAGCTCTGAAATACGTCCTTGCACGTATAGCGGTGGGTTGTAATGCACGTCGTCAATCAATGTGCGTGTGTCACCGACGTCGCCGTCAACGGCACCCTCAATGTCGTATGTGATTTCTGGCACGCAAATCTTTTTAAGTTCACCGAGCATGTAGCCCCAGAGCGCTTCTTTCGTGCTATATTCGGTTTCTCCAAGTTCTTTGATAATCCAGTTATCATTCGATTTTTTGCCGACTGACGGGTATTTATCACGACTTTGAGGCGCATAGACTGTCATACCGTTTGAATAGTAGAGCAGATTGCCGTCATCGTCGTAGACTTTCTTGTTCAGCCCGTCAATGGTCAATCCATCTTTACCAGTGGCACGTACTGCTGTGCGTAACTCTTTCAAATTGTCGCTGTAATTAATGACTTTAAGCTCACGACCAACTCTAATCGGACTTGCTGCACGATTAGAACCAAGATTACCTTTCTTATAAACGTTTAAAACTTGACGTTTCAACGAATAATCTTGGTTGAGTTCGACAGTAAATTCAAGCTCTGCGTCGAAACTGTTCGCAATTGAAAAAAGACGTGCCAGAATCGTGTCTGTGCCCGTCCATTCCAGCTTGATACATTTATCTGCTACTTCGTTAACACCGAGCTCTAAAGCGTGTTCTGGGTCGTAATAAGCGAGGTATTCAGTAAAGCTCATTGCATTAGCTGGTTTGTGCGCACCTCGCTCTTCTTGGTTAAGCTCTAGACCGAGCGAATAAGCTGTGATTTCGACCTTATAGCCTTTCTTTTGCAAATCCATGATGTTCAGCCAGTGGGCTTTTTGCTTGTAGATAAAAGCAAGTTTGCAGCCAGTGCGAATTGTGTCAATGTCTTTTGAGCTGTACTCAATCGTCAAAATGCTAGCAGAACCAGCCAAAAAACGCTGCAAGTTGGCGCTGTGGTAACGAATACCTGCGATGTTATCAAAGAAAGCGATATTGTGAGAATCTGTCGAATCACGAATTGCAATACGTACATTATTTATCAAATGTATACCTCCTTGATTATTGCTTTGGCACTCTCAATTTCCGCAAAACTAGAAATATTAAGCTGTACTTTTGTCGTTCCTGGCGGAACTTTAAAGTACATCGTGCCTAAAATTTCATCGTCTTTCTTGATTTGATTATTGACACGAATTTCACCTTTTTCACCATCAATCTCAATGACGGCACCGTCTGGATAGCGATTTGGAATATCTTTCCAATAAGGAACGTGTAGTTCTTGAAAACTAAAATCATTTAGATAATGATGTGTCACGAACTGTTCTGTAGTGCTGTTTGAACCTGCGTAGTTTCCGACATAAAACTGGATGCGTTTCGCTTTCTTGCCGTTTAATTGACTAGCCGAAAATGGATAGTAACCGCCATACCAAAAGAACTGAACACGGTCTTTCTCCTTGACAAGGTCAAACATGTTTGAATTGCGGTCGATAGACTGCGCGCCATAAGGGTTGGGCGGAATCCAGTATGACGGTGTGAATTTGATTTCTTTCTTGACCATACTTCCGCCGTTACCGTCACCAACTAAAAAACGCACGTAAGCTTCGTTACGTGTGCGGTCATTCTTTTCAATCGCCATACCAGCTAGCAAATGATTATCTTCATCAATGACCGCAAGACACCATTCACCGTTTTGACTGACCAAGCCAGTTTCAAACCAAGCCCTCGCCCAGATGTACCATTGCTCGACCGGTGTCTCTAGCACGTACTCCTTGCAAGCGCCATAGCTAAATGCTCCAGCTGTTCCGCTTGTTGTAAAGCTTGACGGCATTAGTCCTAGACGTCCACCGAACGCGCTATCTGACGTCATCTGCGTTGTTACGATTTTGTTTGGGTTTTCGTAAAACACATTTCCGTCTGTCCAGTTGGCGAAGTCGCCTTTTTGATTGCTTGTGATAAGAACGTTCTTGCGGTCAATATAACCGTCTTCCTCGTCGTATTTACCGTACTGCAGCAAACCATAAGGACTGGTAATAGCCACATAACCAGATTCTTTCTTAAGCTTGATTTCATAGCTCACATATGCGTCTTCGCTACCGTCGTTCACGATTTCAGCTTCGTAAACACCAAAGTCGTTTTTTGTAAAGTTAAACGAGCGAGTGGCAGACACATGTGCCACGCCGTCTGGAACAAAGAATTTGATTGTTGTTTCATCGTACCAGTCAGAAATGTCTTCTAACTCAACGTTCCCAGTTGGAATAGCGTTGTAATAGCGATTTGGTTCATCTGGCAAGACAAGTTCGTGAGGCTCGCGGGTGTTTAAAATTCTCGCCAGCTGATCGCGTAGCTCGCTCAAATCTTCTCGAACAGTCGGTGTGTATTCGATAGTGTCAAAGAATTGCGCCCCTGCCATATCGCGAGAAGCGAGAGAGACGGTTACTTCAATGGTTTTTGCACCAAAAGTAACCTCTTGTAACTCTTCCCCCGTCCCGAGAATGTCCTCGGTAGTGAGCTTGCGCTCGTTCCCGATTGTGCGTTTCGCTTTTACAAAATTAAAAAAAGGCGTTAAATCAACGCCGTTATATGAAAATGGCATTATTTAAGCCCCCTTACTAAATTATTAATAGTTTGTTTGTTAGTTAAGTAACTGTTCATGTCATCGCCAGTTGCGCGTGCAATCTCACGACCGTCAATGTTTAGAACAGTGTCACGAGTTACCGCACGTCTAACTGTGTCAATTGCTTGTTTGATAACTTCCAGTTTTTCACCTTCTTGATTGCGGTAAGTAACCTCGATGTTGTTTGAGTAACTACCGCTTTCGAATTGATAGCTGTAATTATTCGTCATCATGCCAGCAATTTGTGCATTAAAATCAGCAATATTGCTACGCAATTGTGATTGAAAATCTTGAATATTGTCAGCGATTGCTTTCGTGTTGCTTTCGACACCAAGCGTAACCGTTTGAGTAGGATTGAAGTTCTCGAAGATTGCTGTCACGTTCCGTACAGTATTTTGAACTTGTCCAAACATGCCGTTTAAGCCTTCGTTCAAACCTTGCATAATTGCTTGACCTGCAGGTTTCAAAAGCACTCGGTCGTAACTGATAGGCCCTTTGTGAGCGCGAATCCAGTCGGCAATACCGCCAACGAAGCTTTGGACTGCCCCGAAAGCTGATTTCAAACCGCCTAAGAACCCGTTCATAATAGCTTGACCTGCGCCTGCTAGATTGATATTAGCTAAACCATTTAAAACACCGCGAACAGAACCGACTACAGAACTAACACCGCCTACCATGCCATTAAATGCGCCTACAGCACCAGAAACAATACCGTGAGCAATACTTACAACAGAACCTCTAAGAGAGTTCCATAAGCCGACCACAGCACCTACAAGACCGCTGACAATGCTTGATACCCCAGCTCTCAGGCTGTTCCAAGCGTTTACTGCGCCATCTCTAATGCCATTCGCTATATTTACGACACCACTTTTAAGTCCGTTCCACAAACCGACTACACCATTAACAAGACCGTTCACAATGGTTGTGACAGCTGTTGACAATGTTTGCCATGTTACTTGACCTGCAGCAAGAATAGCGCTCCAAATTCCCGAAAGAATTCCAAGGAGACCATTCCACGCCATGCTTACGCCTGTTGTGATGCTTTGCCAAATCAACTGCAAGTCTGAACCGACTTTGCTAAAATTACCTGTGATTAAATCACAAATAATCAGCACTGGCCCCATAACAATAGCTTTAATTATTTCCCACGCGCCTTGAAAAACTTGCTTAACACCGTCCCAGATTTGAGAGAATGAAGCTGACAAGTTTTGCCAGTAGTTTAACATGATATCGATGAACGGTTGAATGATAGGTAAGACAGTAGCTTGTATTGTTTGCCAAGCTGTGCTAAAGATTTGTGCGACACTGTCCCAGAGACCGCTAAAGAAATCTTTAACTTTCTGCCAAACATCTTTAATGCCGTTCGCTGCATCTGACGGGCCTTGTTTCATGCCACCCCAAAGATTGTTAAACCATTCTGTCACGCCATTCCAGAGGTTTGTAAACCATGTTTTGATACCGTTCCATGCGTTTTTAAGCCCGTTGGCTGCCGAAGTTGCTGCGTTGATTATCCCTTTGAATACAGAGACAATAATGTTAACAGCGTTGCTAACGATAGTGACTGCAACCTTAAATACTGACGCAATCACTTTACCGATAGCTTGAACAGCGCTCCTGAATTTAGCTGATGTATTGTAGAAATACACAAAAGCCGCTACTGCAGCAACAATAGCTATAACAACCCACGCCCATGGACTAGCCAGCAATTGAACAACAGTAACTAATATTTTGACGCCTGCAATCACCTTGCCGATAATCATCAAAAATGGGCCAATTGCCGCAACTGCCAACGCTATTTTTATGATGTTATCTTGTTGAGCTGGTGACAATGCTTTGAATTTTTGAGCCAATTCTGTAATAAACTGCGCTGCTTTCTTGATGTATGGCGCTAAGCGCTCACCAATCGCAATAGCAAAGCCCTCGATGGCTGATTTCATACTACGGAATGCGCCGCCGAGGCCACCTTCCATGGTGTTAACCATTCGCTTGGTTGCGCCTTGTGAGTTATCAATTGCGTCAGCTAGTTTGTTGAAGTCTTTATCTGATGAGTTAATAATCGCTAACCAACCAGACATGGCTTCCTTACCGAAGATGGTTGCAGCTGCAGACGCTTTTTGAGTTTCCGAAAGTCCGCCCATTTTTTCGCGTAAATCGCCCATGATAGTTCGGAAGCTCTTCATATTTCCTTGACTATCCGTTACAGAAATGCCCAAAGCTTTCATAGCTTTTTCTGCGGATTCTGAAGGATGGACCAAGTTAACCAAACCAGCACGCAATGCAGTACCAGCTTGAGAACCTTTAATACCACTGTTCGCCATTAAACCAATAGCGATAGCGGTATCTTTCGCATTGAATCCTAATGAACCTGCGACCGGTGCTACGTATTTAAATGTATCACCGAGCATTGATACGTTTGTATTCGCGCTTGAACTTGCTGCAGCCAAGATATCCGCGAATTCTCCGGCTTGTTCAGCTTGCATACCGAACGCGGTCATTGCATCTGTTACGATGTCGGAAGTTGTTCCGAGATTTTCACCAGAAGCGGCAGCCAAGTCTAAGACTGCTGGAATACCAGCCATAGTTTGTTCGGCACTCCAACCTGCCATTGCCATGTAGTTCATACCCTCAGCGACTTCGGATGCACTGTAGCGCGTGCTAGCACCTAAATCTTGCGCTTGCTTACGCATTTGCATATACGCCTTGCTTGATGAATCTGCAGCAATTCCAGATGTTGCAGCTACCTTACGCATGGAATCGTCGAAAGTCGTGAACGTTTTAACAGAAGCCCCCATACCTGCCATGATCGGCACGGTTAGTTTCTTATTCATTGAACTTCCGACCTTCTCGAATTTATCGCTTATCGCGCCAAGTTTGTCTTTCGCGTTGTTGGTAAACGTCTTAAAAGAACTGCTGGCTCTGTCTAAGTTGCTTGTAAAATTTGAGGTATCCGCTTTTAAGACGGCTTCGACTGTATACGAATTAGTTGCCACTATTTGTTGCCTCCCTCTTTAAGAAATTTCTGGCGGCGTCTTGCGATTGCTACTAAATCGCTGTTAACCGCATTCCCGTGCCCGTTTCCGAGCACTGCATTACGTTGTTTAGCTTCGTTATAAAAGTCTTCAAACTTGCCATAAACGTATTGTTTGCCACTCTTGTCAGTGGCTTTGACTAATCTATTGAGGTAAGCTTGCAAATATAGTTCTCGCTCTCTGTCTAATCGTTGCATTAAGTAGCCGCGCTTGCGAACGTTAAACTCTTCAATGGTCATGCGCTTGGCTTCAGTTAGCGAGCTAACGCCATACAAACCAATAGCTGAGGCAAGCATGTCTTCATAGACTTGTTTGCTGCTGTTGGCTAAGGTTGTTTTGTTGTTTAAGCTTCCGCCACCATTGTCAACATCTCTTTGACTTTTGATTTCGTCAACGGTGCATTGGCTAACGCTGATAAAAAATCATCAAACACTTTATCCAAGTCTTCTTGACTTTCAAGCCATGCTTCAACATCTGTAAGACGTGGGATTTGTTTAAGTGTATGTGTTGCAGCCAAGATAATGTCAGCCAAAACGACTGGGTTTTTGTCTTGGATGTAGATAACCGCACTAGATAGCCCCATGCCGAAAGTAGCACCAGATTCGTTTGTAATTTGATAACGTTTATCCATTTCACGGATAAAATCAATACCGAAGTGCAAATCGTATTCTTTGCCGTTGATTTCAATTGATTTCATTATATTTACTCCTTACCTCAAAAAAATAAGGGGCTAAATAGCCCCACAAAAAAGTTATTCTCCAGCGATTTCTATTGTGTCAGCAAACGCATAGTTAATCTCTGCGATTTGTTCGCTTGACAATGTCGCAAAACCATCTACTGGTTTGCCCTCGATAGCCATTTCAGTTGAAATTGTTTCAAGGTCTTCAACGTTTTCTGGAACTTCCCAAGAATTAAGCGAACCTTGCGCATAAAGCGCTGGATATTTGTTGCCTTGTTTAGTCCCTGCGAGGTCAATTTCCCAAACTTCAAGCTTGTAGCCGTTGACCACTGAATCTTTCAACATCAAGTTCAATTCATCTCGTGTTGCTACTGCTTCGATTGAAAGTGTAACTTCAAGCCCTTTGTCTGAAATGATTGAACCATCTTTAGTTTTAGTCGCATCATTTTTGCGTTCGTATTTCCATTTATGTTCCGTTTGCAAAGCTAGTTTAGCCGCTGCTGTGCGGTCTCCTAGCTTACGGAACATCAAGATTTTATCTTTACCACGATTAGCCATGTTCGTGTGTTCCTCCTTTAAATAAATTTAAATCTCAAGTCCAGAACGCCATGATAAAGCAATTCTGGAGTTGAATCGTCTTTGATAATTTGGCTGGAACTTTCATATTCCATAAACCATTGCCTACTGCCTATTTTTTTAATGTCGCTGAACTCTTCCATAAGCTTGCCAACCCAATCAGAAACAAGTTTCCTGTCATCTGCAGTCCCCCAAACATCGCATTGAACTGCGACTTCACCAATCAGTCGAGTTTTGGTCGGCTGTGGGATAATCTGCGTATAAGCCACGACCATGAACGGATAAGGCTCGTTATCGTCTGGCAGAAATGGAAATGCTGGCAAACCTAGAGCAATAGACCGTTTAATTAATTCGTCGTGTATTTCTTGGTCTGGTTGTTTATTTGACAATGCCTGCTCTCCTTAAATCGTCGATAAATTTTGGCTGTATTTCGTTAAAAGCTGGCTGCATAAATGGTTGTGCTTCCATTTTTCGCGTTCCGACTTCGAGATAGCCAGAATAATCTGTGCCCGCTTTTACTACCGCACGCAAACCATTGCTCGCTATATCTAGTTTGATAGAACGTTTAGTCGCACCAGTTGAATAGCCTTTTTTAAACACCGCTTTTTGTTGTGCTTTCCGTTGCAAATCAGCACCGTTTTTCTTAACGACTTCTCTGTAAACCTCAGTGCGTGCCATTTTTTCGAGCGAATTCAGCAACTCTTGGTCACCTTTAAACGTCACGCTCATTCGTGGTTCACCTCACTCAAATAGATAGCCTCGCGGCGCTTGTAGAAGCTTTTGCGGTTAATGATATAGAAAGTCTTGCCGTCAACTTTAACGCTCTCTACAGAGCCAGAAATAGGCTTGTTAACGCGCATAACTTTAGCACCGACATTCAACTTATTGTTTAAGAGCTGGTTTTTAAGTTGCAGACCCATATCAGAAACAAAACAAGGGACAACCACTTCTTGCGCTGCCCCCTTGTCCATTCGTCCTGTTTCTGCGTTGTAAACTGGTTTACCGCCCTTTAAAACAAGCGTTGCTCTATTTGCTTCTCTCATAAAACAAACACCTTTCCGTTCTTTGCCTTTCCTGTCGAGAATTCCTTTTGTAAAAGGTCATCATAAGGCAAGAATTCGTATTTGATGTCTTCATAAGAGACAGAGTGCCCTTCAATTGTTTCTGATGTTGCGCCTTCTGCGCCTCTGCGGTTGAAACGTTTAATTGTGCAATCTTCAATGATAAAGCTAAATTTATCTTCGATAATGTCAGTGCTGTAAGCCAATTTGAAATGGTCACAGACTTTTGAAATCAATCGTCTCAATACTCTATCTTGAACATTGTCACTTATATCTAAGTCCTCTTTAACGTTTGCCAAAACTGTGTCTTCAAATTCAGCCATAAGCACCTCTATTCAGCTTTCTTTTTAGGTTTAGCTTTGGTTTCTTTTTTTAAAAAACCTGCTTTTGTTAATTCTTCGACACGTTCGCCAACGTATTCAGACCCTGCTGGATAGATTACGTCAGTGAGCTTGTCTCGGAAACCTGCGATAACTTTTGCCATGTTATCACCTGCCTTAAACTTCTGGCACGGTAGTCAACATGTAAACGTCATCAAGGTTTTTGAATGATGGAAGTGCAATCATTGAGACTTTAGTTTCAACGTTGACTGGGTCCGTTTTAGTAGTTGTTGTTACTGCAATACCAGTGTCAACAATTTCAACTTTAGCATTTGTTACGCTGCCACCAAGCAAATCGCTTTCTTCTGGTGTAGTACCAAAGACTGTTTCACCGAGTTCTGCGTTAGGTGCAAGAGTGATATGACCGTCTGGATAGTATTTTTTAACAACGCCGTCAGCGTCTTTATAAGTTTGGTTTTTAACAACAACTGTCAAACCAAGTTCGCTTTCAAGATAATCAAAAAGCTCTGATTTTTTAACCGCTGCTGCGTCTGGCGCAGTTGGTTTAATCAAAGCTAGAGTACTTTTTGCGTTTTTAATTTGGCTCAAAGTTTTTGAGTTAAGGATAATCACTTCTGCAGTTGAACCAAGTTCTGCCAATGCATTAACTGCAACTTCAATATCTGCAAGCGGTGTTGACGTTGCTAGGTCTGTCCATGCAGTTTGGACTGTTCCTTTGTGCGCTGGGTCAACATGGTAGTCAAAGTCTTGTGCTACACCGTTAGAAATAACACCGATTTTACCAGTGGCAAGAACTTGCATGCGCATAGCTTCAAGTCGCGCGTGCGCACCAGCTAGCAAGGCTGCGTTGTCGTCAAAGATACCAGAAACAACTGTATCAACAAGCGCTTGGTTACCAGTTTGAGCGATAACGTTCAATTGTTGACGGTCTTGTTCTTTAACAAGCAATGATTCTTTGAAGAATGGCATTTCTTGTTCGTCAAGAGTGACGTTCATGCGTTCGCGAAGTGTTGCTTTAGTGTCAAACGCAGATGGTTTCAAAACAACTGGGAGACCTGCAGAACCTTTTACAAGCGCAAGTTTAAGTCCGAGCTGTTTGCGAGCTGGGAAGAATTTTTCTCCGATTGTTGAATCAACTTCACGTTGACGTGCGTTCCAATAACCTGCAAGGTTTGAGGCTGTGACTGTATCGTAAATTAATGGCATATGATTAAGCTCCTTTCACAAATTGAATATGAGGTAGTTTAGCTTTGACGTTAGCGTCTACTGTTCCTGCTCCAATTTTGTCTTCTCGCAAAGTACCACGATAGACAAGTGAAGCAACTGCGTCTTTATCTGTTACGTCAACGTCGTAAAGCAAGATTCCGTCAACATAAGTAGCTTCTGACGGATTAGTTTCAACTTTTACTTTTTTAGTGCGGTCTTCAAAGATTGAACCGCCGACACCAGAGAGAATTGCTCCAGCTTTTAGAACAGTTCGACCATTTTCAACGACTGTTCCTGTTGTTGTTTTGTCAACCAAAACTGAAATCGCTTCGTAAGGTGTGTTGTGAAGAATTTCAGTGTTCCCGAAAAATGTTTTTGGCATATTATGCCCCTCCTTTTAAAATAGTTTCTTGCCGCTAGCATTAGCATGTTGAGCCAAGCTAGCACCATAATTTGTTTGTTTTACGCTTGAAGTGCCAATACCCGGCGCTTTTTGGCGCAAGGAAACCTTAACAGCTTCAGCTACCGCTTGATTGAAGACTGCTTCGAACTCTCCTACTTTTTTCAAAGAGTTTTCAGCCGTGTCCAGAGCAAACAATTCTGCGAATTCAGCCGGCAAACCTTTAGAAACCAAATCTTTCTCGACTTGAACGACCAATTTGTCATGCTCAAATTTAGCTTTTTCTTCGGCAAAAGCTTTCTTGCTGTCTTCAAATTCACGTTTAGCACGTTCCTCTTCAGATAATTGTGAGTAGTCTTTTTCTTTTTTAAGAGCTTCGGCAATCGCGTCTTGAATGCGTTGAGCTTCACCTTTTTTGTAATTCTCTAAAGCTTTTTGGTTTGACTTATTGATAATGCTGTCGAGCTCTGATTGAGTTTTAGGGCCTTCGAACGCTGGGTCTGTTTCGTGCGCGTCGTTATTTCCTGCGTCGTTGTTCAAACCGCTATCGTTTCCGCCTGCGTCTGCTCCGCTAGATTCGCCGCCTTCAGCAAAGAATTGCAAGTTTCGAGCGTTTAATGCTAAAAGTTGTTGTTTTTCCATTTTTAAATTCCTCCCATGCTAGTCTCGTGCCACCCTAAATTTCCAGCACATTCATAGAGCCACGAGAACGGACGTCTCACACTCTCTAGTCTCTCTTGAATGTAATTCTATTCAGGACTTAAACAAGCCACGCTAGTGATGTTTATTTGGCTTATTTAACGACTAGCCAAGTCAACGAGGAAAGCAGGATTCGAACCTGCGCCTACAGATTAAAAGTCTGCCGCATTAACCCCTTTGCTATGTTCCCCAAAATAAAAAAGCCGTATCAAATACGACTCTTATCCATCTTTCTCTAAAGCCTTTTTAATGCCTTCAACAATTCCTACAACGAACCAAATAGGAATTACCACGATCAGGTAAAGCGGTATTGCCAGAACTGTCAGTAGTAACATACAAAAAATAATAACGAGTAAACTAAACATACAAACCTCACAAACAAAGAATACCTAAGAACAAAATAAGCATTAGCCAGATAAGCAAGAAAGCCTTACGCAAATCTGCTTGTAAGCTTTCTATTTTGCGCTCTAGCAGTTCAGCGTACTGGCTAAGATTGCCAACTCTAGCTTTTAAAATTACAAGTTCACGTTTATTGCGTTCAATACGCTCTCTGTTTTCTTCGTTAAAGTCTTCAATTCCACAAGTCATCTATCTTCTCTCCTAGCGGCGTATTCCTTGACTTATCAAGCATAGCCTCGTATTCTTCTTTAGTTTTTGAGTAATGAGCAGCGACCGAACATCTACAATGCGGATGCATAGGTGCTGCGTTTTCGCCCGGCATCATGTCCTTTACTTTGTAAATTTTACCGCTTAAAGCGGCACAATGCGGACACGCTCCGGGTTCTGCAATGTATTCATACTCTTCATAACCATTTGCGGTCAACGATTGTTTTTGCGCTTCTGTCGCCACTCTTGCACCTTCTGTCACTGCCAGACGTTTGGCTTGACTAGCAGAAACATCAAACTCTTGTCTGAGCTGACCGATAAACGTCGTCGGATTCTTTCCTTTCAAAATGTAATCTTCCGTCATTTTTGCTACAACTTGTCTCAAAGCGTTTTGACGTTTCCAGATGTTCTCTGACCACGTTGCACCTTTAAAAGGCGTATTAAGCAGCGTTTTAGCTGTTTGTGCGATTTCACTTTTAGTCAGCACTGACTTACCAAGCAATCCAGCTTGCGTTTTGATTTCAGTCATATAATCTTCTGTAATAAAGTCTTTGATACGTTTCTGCTCATCGTTGCCTAAAGCAATTAACTCTAGATCAAGTTGACGTTGCAGCAACTCTAGCCGATTTGTTTTCATTTTGAGGTTGTAAATTCCAAGTTCTCTGTTAGCCTCTTGAGAAAAGTTCTTCTCAGCAACGTAACGTTTAGCTTTCTCTTCAAATGCTTTAACGTCCATTTCATCGACTCGTTTTCGCACTTCTTCAATTGGCAAAGCATTCTTGTCTGCGTAGCGGTTGTAAAAGGCTTGTATTTCCTTTTCAATTTCTTTGTAATGATAATTGTACAGACGCTTAAATTCATCGCCCAAAGACGCGTCACGCTCGATTTTAGCTAGCTGTTCTGCCTTAATCCTCTTCTTCCAGTACTCGTTTACCATCGTCTTCTCCATTTAAATCATTGTCGGACAAGCGACTGTTCTTTTCTAATTGAACCGACAGCAAGCTTGAATTTTCTTGTTGATTTCGAATTCGTTCCATTTCTGTTTTAGCGTCAACGCCAGTCGCTGATTGCAGCATGCTGTATACTGTTTCGTCGCTGACGACACCATACAAACTCTTAGCATTTGCAACGACACTTGAAGTATCTGCAGGCAAATTCGGAACGAATGTCACGCGGACTTTTGACAAATCAAAATCTTGAATTTCTTTTAAAGTCTCGCTGATTCGAGCAATCAACTTGTAACGACGTTTTAGCGATTTTTCAAACAGTGCTTGCATGTCGACACGTTTCTGGTCAAAACCAAAAATTTTCCATTTCATCGCCTCGCCCGATTGTGTTCCAGAAAAGTTATCATCGCTTAAATCTGGCGTATTTGTGATTTTATGGATGTCATCAATAACACGGTTCTTGTAAGCCTCTGTTCCGTTAACGTCATATTGCTTATACAAGTATTTAGCGTCGACGGTGCCTTCGTTTCCGTTGGTGTCTACAGGCGGCTCTAGATTCAACAAACGAGCTTTGCGCATTTTACGCATGAACTCGATTTGTTTTTCTGCCGTGTCACAATCGGCAGGAAAGCTAACGCGCCCTATGATAGCTAGAATCGCGTCTGACAAGTCTTGCATATAATTAGCAGTGTCTGATTGAGAGGCGTCGTACAAGTCGATTAAAGACAATACAGACTCATAATCACCCATGCCGTTCGAACTGTTTAGGTATTCAGTCAATGGCACTGTTCCGAAAAAGTGAGGTGTCCTATCGATAACTTTAAAATCTTTAGATGAATCAATGATTAAAACTTCATCTGGTGTGTATACCTCGATAATTTTTTGGCTATCTGAAAATTGGTTCTTATCGTAATACCTAACACCAACAAGGCTGTTCTCCTCTTTTGTCATGTCGTAAATAACAAAAGCCGCTGTTGGATCTAGCTTAACCGCTTTAGTTTCGTCCTCTTGCGTGCGATAAACTAAATCATATGCACGTCCCGTTTTAGATAGGTCAAGGACAAGTGAGCGGTTCAATTGATGAAAACTATTGTCTTTTGAAATCTCGTCTAAGAATTCGGCAACACTTTCATTGTCTGAATCGTCATAAGAAACCTGAATAGGATTTCCAACGAGATAACCTTGTTTAAATGTAGCAATGTATTCACCAAAATTATGAACAGCGCGTGTGTCTGCCATGTCTTGGTCTTTACGTCGTTCAGATTCCAGAATTGTGTGATTGTTCCCTTCTGCGTAATCAAGCAACTCTTGAATACGTGGGCGCTGCACTGTTTGGTGATGATTGATGTATTGTTTTAAAAGTTTAAAATCCTCTGCGAACAATTCCTCTAAGCTTTCCGCTCGATAGCGCATTCTTGCTTGTCGATGAAAGCGAGGTTTTAACGTATGTGTTTGACCTGTGCTATCGACAAATGTTTCTGTATAAGCCATTTAAATTCCTTTCTACAAGCCAAAACCAGCTCGAAGTGTATCGAACTGGTTTGTGTTTCTTTTCTGAATATGATAACGTTCAAGACTGTAACGTACTGCGTCGATAATGTGGTTATTAGCATCTATTGGTTCGTTCAACCAATTCCCTTCTTTATCTTGTTTAAAAGTGTACGTGTTAAACTCCTCTATTGTATGCTCGCACGAAGGGTGAATGATAATTTCAAACCCTTGCATAAACTGGATGCCTTGCATAATTGAACCTTTACCTTTTAAACTAGGCACAATGCCGTTGATACCTTTACTGCGTATTTCAGCAATCAAACGTTTCTCTGCGCTATCTGCTGAAATATAAGAACGTTGCATTCCTTTGTCCTTTAGCATTTTAACAATATCATCTGTGAGCATAGCTTTTTGATAATGCTCGTTGTAAAGATAAAGACGCTTATTTTCAAAATCTACTGCAACGCATATAAGTGTTGTCGGGTCTTGCGTGAAACCAAAGTCCATTCCTGCAGTAGTCTCTTTCACCCTCTGTACTGTTTTCTGAATATCAAATTCTTCTACTCTAGTATTCTCAAACACGAGCCCCTCAGCAACGCCCCACTCGCCATCGCATACTATACGAGCACGTCTTGGGTTAGTGACATACAAGTCTTCGTAACGCTGCCTATCAATTTCATCTAACCACTCATTACACCTATATGTCGTTGTTAAAGCTAATGTGTCAGCCCGTTGCGTATCTTTATCAAAGAAGACACGTTTCAGCCAGTGACGTTCATTCCAAGGGTTAAATGTGAGAGTTATTTGCTTGAAAAATGTTGGGTCTGAAACACTACCACGAATTGATTCGACTACAGTGCTAAACTTATCTTCGCTTTCGATTTGATATGCCTCCTCTACCCACAGCCACGAAAGAATTCCGACATCTACTGTTATAGAAGTAATTTTCAATGGGTCGTCTAACCCACGGAAGAGAATCTTCTGTCCTGTTTTTTTAACAGTTATTTCAGGCAATGACTCGTTGAATTTAAAAAGGTGTGCAACTTTTAACTGATTACACGCCCACTTAAAATCTGTATAGGTTGATTGTTTGTTGGTGTTTGAAAAGCGGCGAATAACAAGCAAGTTAGCCCAAGGATATTTAAGCAATCTTACAACGTAATTTAATGCCGTTGTTTTTGATTTTTTTGAACCACGAGAACCTTTGACAGCTCTATAAAAATTCTTTGAACGCCAGAACTTACCATAGCCACCACCGACAAGCTCTGGAATATCAACGTTAATCTCTAACATCGTCTGCCCCCACAAAATTAACAGTCATATTTGTTTCAAGGTTATTTTCCAAGGCTTTTTCACGTTTGCTGTTTTCTAATTGAATAGCTTTAATGCGCTCGCGCTGTTCTTTCCTATCAAGACTGTCTTTGGTATCGATAGAAGTGAGTTTGCTAATCTGTTCGAATGCACGAACATCGCCTTTCATTGCTTTTTGCATCATAACCATAGCTAGAGCCATTTCATTCGTTGCTTCGAAGCCCATATTTTCAAGCTGCTGCTTGATTTTATCGCTTTTGACATCTGCTTCAAGAATGGCCTCAAACGCTTTTTTGAGGTTGGCTTTTTTTCGTCTAGCTTTGCCGGAAGCTATACCCCCTTTTTTAGTCATTTCTCGGAGTTCGTCCGGAGTTCTCTTTGAGTTCGGTATTAAGTTTTTTTCATTAGCCATCGCCTCACTTCCTTTTCATATCTTTCTTTACTCGCTAACCAATACAGCTTTCTCTCCTGTCATTTCTTCCCAACGATTAATAATTACATCCACATATCTAGGGTCGTATTCCATGACATAAGCATTACGCCCGTTCTCTTCACAAGCAATCAGTGTTGTTCCGCTGCCACCAAACAAATCGAGAACCACATCACGTTCTTTCGTATTATTTCTGATTTGATAATCAAATAGACCAACTGGTTTCATTGTAGGATGGACACCGTTTCTTTGTGGTTTATCAAAATCAATAACAGTCGTTTGTTTACGGTCAGAAGCCCACAAATGACCAGCGCCGTCTTTCCAGCCATACAAGCAAGGCTCATGCTTCCAATGATAATCTTGTCGTCCTAAAACCATTTGGTTTTTATTCCAAATCAAGCACTCACGAACAGTCCAATTAACATCTCGACAAGCTCCCCTGAAATTATACCCTTCTGAATCAGCGTGCCAAATATAAAATACTGCACCTGGTTTCATTACAGAATCTGCTGCAAAAAATGCTGAAGTAAGAAACGCACGAAACTGTTCATCACCCATACTATCGTTCTTAATAGTAAGTGCGTCTTTGGTTTTTCCTTCGTATGCCACATTATAAGGCGGGTCTGTGATAAGCAGGTCAGCCAATACCCCCCCCAGTAATTTTTCGACATTTGAAACATCAGTTGAATCGCCGCACATTAATCGGTGACGCCCCAACTGATAAACTTGCCCAAGTTTTGCTTTTGGTTCTTCTGGAGGAGTATCATCAAAAACATCTAAATCTTCCTCTGATTCTTCTTCAATTAGATCATCGATTTCAAAACCAAAATCAGACATATCTAAATCGATAATGTCAGATAGTTCTTCATCTAATAAGCTAAAGTCCCAATTAGCAAGTTCACCTGTTTTATTGTCAGCTAAGCGAAAAGCTTTGATTTGTTCATCTGTCAAATCATCTGCAATAATAACTGGAACTTTTTCGAGCTCCAACAACTTAGAAGCTTTAAAACGAGTGTGTCCGTTGATAATCTCACCGTCAGACGTTGCAACAATCGGAACTTTAAAGCCAAATTCTTTTATTGAGTTAGCTACCGGTTCAACTGCGCTTGCATTATCTCGTGGATTCTTCGCATATGGTTTCAGCCACGACAATTCTTTCTCGATAATTTGCATATTTCCTCCAAATAAAAAAGCACCAATCGGTGCTCGTTACTATTTCAATTTTTCCATCAAAAGTGATTATTGTTATTATCCCTCTTTAAAAAAAGGGTTTATAGGCAAAAAATAGAGGCTCATCTCGAACCCCTTATCTTTATTATTTGACAATACCATAATAACACATCGAGAACACCATGCACGCCCAGATTACCCTTGTTTATACCAATTATTCCCATTTTTTATCGTGACTCCAAAAAAATATCAATTTCTTCCGTCGCATGCTTGCGCAAACGATAATAAGTTGATTGACTGATTTTCAAGTGTTCCATTACGTCCTCTGGGTATTGCTTCAAAATGTACGTCATGCGTAAAATTGCGCGTTCTTTTGGATTAGAAACTTTATTGATCAATCTACTCAATTCAAGCTTACGATTGATAACATCGTTCGTGTCATGCTCGATTGACTCTTTTAAAACAATAAGCTGTGCATACACATCATCGACTTTCGTTGGTTTTCCACCTTTAACTTTGTCAGTAGACCATTTAGGACTAGATAACAATCCAGCTTCTAGCGTTCTTACCTCGTCGATTCTGCTTTGGATGTCTGCGTCTAAGTTTTTTAGTTCGTCAAGTAATTGTGATGCCTTGCTCATTTCCAGCTCCTTCGTGGTATAATAATTATAGCGATTTCATACCACTAGAAGCCTTTGCGTAAGCAGGCTTTTTTTGTGCAGTCAGGCGCACGAACTGCGTGACCTCATCAACAGCGCCTTGGATAATAGCGACTAGCGATAATCGCGTTAGATTAAAGAAAATCTTATTTAAGGAATACCTCTTTTCTAATTTGAATTTCGCTAATTGTGCTAGCAGTTAACCAGATGAACCTGCCAGCTGTACTAATTTTTGTAGTTTGTTTGAAGAAGGAGTGTTCTAACCACCTCCAAACATAAAAACCTTATTATTTCTGGTTACAGCCACAAGCGGATTTGCACCGCTTAAACGCCTAGACGTGGCTACCGAGTTAGTAGAAAAGGTAGGTGCTAGGCTGTCGACTAGGAAACAGCCATCATAGCCCTGCTTTCTTTTTTTATTTTAATTCCTAGCCTTATGCTGACGAGACGAGTTGAACGCCTCATGAATTACCGTTGTCAGCACTGCAAATTACACCACATTCGCATGGAAAAAATATATTATCAGGATTCCTCTTTTCTATTTTTTTATTTTCGGTGTATACCCACGCAAGGATTCGAACCTTGCTAGTACCTATATGGGTCATCTAATTGTGAGTAACATAATCAAGCAAGTATAGCACCCGAAGATTAAGTATTCATGTAGTTCAAGGTCATCATAGTGAGCATAGCCAAGCATTTTAATCACCACAAGACCCATTGTGCTGAAAATCAAGTCAAGGAACAGATAGTTCTTACCTAGGATAATGAAGATTGCAACACATACTAAGTCCATAGGAAGTCCAAATACAAGAGCTTGTTTCATTGCGTTTTTCATAGTTCAATTCCCTCAATTTCAGCACGTCGTTTTAGAATAATAAGATAGATTTTCATTGCATACAATTGGCTTTCAAGTAGTTGGAATGGACAAGATGGCTCGAAATCTAATTTGCCAATTGCCCATTTATCAAGCATAGCGCTTAATTTTTTAGCGCGGTCATGCAATTCCCAGTATTCATTTACCATTCGTTGTTTATAAGCTTCCATTTTAGTCTCCTAACAATTCTTTGTTCTCATAAATGTTACCAATGACTTCGAGAGAATTTAATTGAATGTAATCTGCTAATTCTCTGAAAGTATAAACAAGGTCATTATGGTTATCAACAACAACGAAAGTTGCTTGAAATTCGTCATATTTAACAACAAATTGTGTTGAAGTGTGGCGACCATATTTATAGTTGATTATGTCTCCCTCAAAGACTTCCTTACCATTCTTGTCTTTAAGTCCTGTGAATTGCATTAGTTTAAATTCATCATCGGCATAAAAGTTATCAATAGTTGTGATGGTAAAAACTTTATCATCAAAAAATGATACTTCATGGACTTTAGCCATCCGTTTTTCATCTTTCAACCACGCTCTAAATTTTAATTCTCTCATTCTTCTACCTCTTCCTCTCTATAATCTAGCCACGGCTCAATAGAACTGTGCTTCCCGCATTTTGGGCATTCAAGATGATAGTTTCTGCTAAAACTAAGCACACCCTTCGTCTCTTTCTTTACATAATCGTGTTTGCAAAAGAATTGTTTCAAATTATGCCTAAGTTCTTTCTTTTGTTCGTTGAACTTATAAGCAATCTTTTTAAGAGTATCGAACATCATTCCACCTCTTCAACTTCAAACGCATCGTTATACAGCACATGTCCGAGACCATCTCTTGACAACTGTTTCTCAGTAAAAATCAGTTGGCAGTCTCGACTTCCGAAAGCACCGAGAACATAAACTTTTAACTGCGTATCATACATCAGCCAATTAAATCGGTAATCAATGCCTTTCAGTCTGACTGTGTACTTTCTTTCCTTATTTGGATTGTAATCATCTGTACGAATTAAAATAGCCCCACATTCTGCGCAGTATAATTCTCCAGCAGGCTGTTGTGATTCAACTAAGTCTTCTCGTTTTTCCACTCGAAACAATCATCGCAAAAAACTTCTTCAACGTTCATTCTTTCACCACCTCTACCGCAAATTGCCAAGCCCACTCATAATCTTCTTTAATTTCTTCCTCTGTGAGCTGTGCAGATTCTAATTGTTTCCAATTATCAGCGTATTCAATCGATGTATAATGTAACCACGTAAATAGCTCTACTTTGTCATCTTCATTTTTGCAAAGATATGTTTTACTATATCCACTGCCATTTGGGTTAGGTATTTCAACTGTATATCGTTTTTCTTTCTCGACTTCATAGCCGTAAAGCCAAGCTTTAGCAAATGTTTCTGAATTGTCTTCAATCCAACTGCTTTTTTCATCATAGGCATCGGTATCCATTGCTTCGCATAGCTCAAATTTTAATGTTTTACACTCTTCAATCCAATCAGCCACAAATTGTGGCACTACTGGCTTTTCTGGTTCGTCAAGTTGTTCAATAATATGTTCTGTCCTAATTTTGGCTTCTTCAAACCCCTCTTCAAATCTGCCCCATTCTGTTGGTGTGTAATCTTGAAAATTTCGTTCATCTAGTTCGAGTGTTTTTAATTCAGCAATCACTTCTCGCTTATTCATAGTCAACCCCCAATTCTTTCAGCTCTGCTTTTAATTCATCAGCGTAATCTTCAAACACCTTCTGAATTTTTTCTTTGAGTTCGTCTTTTATAAAAACGCTATCGTGTCTGCCATTTGGGTATTTCACGTTTAAATACTCAATCTCACTTTTAGACAATATTTCTAAAATTTTGACGTTTTGGACAAGTATATTTGCTCGTTCTAAATCTTTCAGATTCATCTTAGTTTCATCTGGTTCTTTGAGCTGCTCGACGAGTTTGATTGCCTTGTCACAAGCCTCATACCATTTTTCTTCGTCAACATTTTGCGGTGCTACCCATTTAGTGTGCTTTAAGGCTTTAATCATCGTTTGTTTAATGTTCATCGCCACTCTCCTTTGTGCTTTAGCTCTGCAATACCAATGCCGACAACCACACCCACTAACAATGTCCACAATGCTAACAACCACATTATTAAATTAATCATCTTCCACTAACACCTCAATTCCTCGAATGTCCTTGCCATCAATTCGACCATTACCGAATTTGAACGTTTCACCATTTTTCCAACAAGCGTGGATCATGCCGTAAGTTTGTTGGGAAATACACGTTGTTAGTGGCTTATCTCCGCCTTTGATATATAGATTAACTCTCATGTCGTTTCTACCCCTCTCACGTCCTCTATATGACGTTTTAATTTGTTTTGAATGTAATTATATTGTTTAACCGAAAGACCTTATCAGAAGCTCTCTGCTTAACACACGCTTGAACGCTGGTGAAGATGTTCTGCTCTCAACCGATTTGTTTTGCGGTGCTTTTCTAGTTTTCGGCTTTGGATTCGGATTCGGTTTGCCATTGACAAGGCGCTCCCATGTAATTTTTCCGCTTCGAGTAGCCATTTGCATCTGCCATTTACTCAAACCAAAATGTTCCAGTGCTTGTGCTTGCGTTCCAACAAAACGTTCACCGGTTTTAACAAGAGTATATGCCGTTAACCTTGTTTTCTCTCTGCGTTTCACTGTTTTCGTGCCGATTTGCTCGCGATCATATTTGCCAGCGCTCACGTAAGTTCGTAATGTAGTTATTTTAATGTCGATTTGTTCAGCGATTTCGTACATCGTTCCAGTATATTGTTTGCCAGTTTCGACGTCGGTAAGACACCAAACCTTAGCTTCCATTCCTCATCAATCCTTTCATACGTTTTAAAACCGCGCTGTCATATTCTGGCATTTTGGCCAGATCTAAATATTTTTTGGCGTCGTTAACTTCGACATGCAGCATTTCTGCAATGACCACATAGCTTTTTAAAAGTTGTTTATGCGTCCATTCTTTAAAATCCATTAATACATCGAGCGGACATTCTTCGTGCCGTTCATTCCAAACGACACAGCATTGCGGTGCTCGCTTGCTTGCCATTTTAATTATCCTCATATTATTCAAACTCCTCGATTTCAATTTCAATCCTTGGGTTTGGGCTATATAGCTTTCTTGTTGTGTGTTCAACAATCAAACAGTCATCTTTCCAAACAATCTCTGCTTTTGAAATGCTGTCATATAGCGACTTTTCTAAATTGTCCAAATCAATTTTTTTATCATATGGAATCGTTTCAGTGATAAATCTAGCGTATTCGTCTTTTTTCTTTTTGCCCGACCTCGGTTTTGGCAATTCTTGCATTTTTTTGGTTGCCTTCATGTAAAATGTGACTTTGGTTCTTATTGCTCCGTCAAAGTAACGGCCAATATAATTTTGTTTAATAAAGTCAGTAACTTTCTTTCTCCAGCGTGCCATTTTAGGGTCTTCGTACACACCGAATCTTCCTGATCTCGGTCTCATTTGCGGTTTTGGCTCAAACGGTATTAAAAACATCTATACACCTCTTAGAAAGGAAGGTCATCATCTGAAATGTCCATTGGATTTGAATTACCAAATGGGCTTTCCTGCTGATTGTAGCTGTTTTGCTGTGGTTGCTGATTGTAGCCGTTTGATTGTCCTTGTTGACTTTCGTTTCTCGTGTCTAACAAGTCGACATGTTCAGCTACTACTTCCGTCACATACACACGCTGTCCTTGCTGATTTTCATAGTTACGTGTCTGGATACGACCAGTTACACCGATTTGCGAACCTTTGCCGCAATACTGCGCAATAATCTCTGCAGTTTGTCGCCAAGCCACAATATTAACGAAATCTGCCTCACGTTCACCATTTTGGTTCTTGAAGCTGCGATTCACCGCAAGCGTTCCTGTTAATACGCTTGTGTTGCTCGCTGTTTGTTTTAGTTCTGGCGCTTTAGTTAAGCGACCGATTAAATTTACATTGTTCATGTTTACCCCTTAATAAATTTCAACTCGCTTTGTGAGTTTCTTTTCTCTACAGTATTCACAATGCCCGCAAGGCTTTGCTTCTGCCCTGCCATGTTTGACATCGTCTAAATGTTTGATAATCTTAGCTAGCTCGTTTAATTCATCTTGAATTGCGTCAACGTTTTGAATTCGAATAGCTCGTGTGTCGCTTGGGCTTTCTTTGGTCACAGCGTAAATGATTGGCTCGAATGGTTTATTGTATTTCGCTTCAAGCATTGTCTTATAGACCGCCATTTGCAAAATATAGCCATACGCTTCAAACCAGCGAACTTTGTAATTATTGCCGTCTTTATCTTTAACCCAAACTTCATCGTCAATTGGGCCTTTCGTGGTTTTGATATCGACAAAATAGCCATGCTCAGCATTCAAACAGTCAATCTTGCCTTTGAACTCAACGCCTGCGATTTCTCCAGTTACTGCAGCTTCTTTTTCGCCTTGATAAAGAGCCATGAAGTTTTTATCCGTTGCAAGTGCCCGAATCATGTTCTCTGCTGTTTCAAATGGCGCATATAAGCTACCATTCTTCTTAAAGATTGATTCTTTATTTTTATCAATAAACGTTGCATGAGCTTCTTTGCTCTCAAATGCGCTGTGAACATAATTTCCGACAAGCAAAGCCGTCTTATCTCGCTTATCCTGCCATTCGTCGTTAAGCTCTGCTAATGCTCTAGCTTCACATTCCTTAAATCGTTTAACTTGTGAGACAGACCAGTAAGCTTTTGCTGATTCAAGGCTGTAATAATCTTTGCCAAGTAAGTCTTTAGTCATCTGTTAAATCTCCGAGTTGGTCGAATAAGGCTGTTTGCTCTTCTTGAATTTCGCCAGTTTCTGGGTCAGCGATTGGCAATTCTTCTTGTGGTGTTTCACCAATCAAATCCGTCAACGTTTCTTCTTGCGGTGTTACGTCAATTGGTGCTGCTTTCTCGTCTTCGGTTTCGTTATCGGCTGTGATTGCTTCTTGCAACTCGGTGCTAAGCGGTGCATATTTGCTGATAATCTGTTTTAATAAAGTTTTTTGAGCCATTGCGTCAAAATCAGTTTGCCAAGGACTGTTTCCAAAACTCTTTGAGAAACGTTTTCCGTGATTATAAGCACGTTCTTTCGTCCAATAAATCAGCTTCTTAAAACCATTTAACAGTTCGAGTGTCGCAAAATAGCCTGCCACTTCATCTTCTGGTTGGCTAAAATCGACCTCTAGCGTTTCAAATAACGGGTCATATGATTTGAATTGTGCTTTGTAGATTACACCGCTATTAATATTCTTAACTTGACCGCTTCGAATAGCCAGCTGGATAAGTCCTTTGTAACCAAGCTGAAATTGTGCTTGTCGTTTGTAAGGCACGATGTAGGCAAAACCTAAACTTGGTTCAATTGGTAAATTCAATGTTGCTGCTTTCATTGCTGCGGTTAAAATTGAGTTGTTATCAGCATTACTTAAAAGCTTGTTGTTATTTACGATTGATAGCAGACTAGCAATGAACTGGTCGCTTTTCCCACTAACTACTTCGCTAAGTTTGTTTTTGACCGCTGGACTGTTAAAAAAGTCCTTGTGTGATACTTGTAATTGATTTGCCATTTATTTTCTCCTTTTTGTCTTCTTAAGGTTCCAGATTTCACGTTTCAAACGCTTATTCTCTTGCTTCAAACTCACTATCTTGTCTTGATAGTCGTTAATAATTTCACCATACTCTGTAGCAAGATCGAGGTAGTCGCTCGTTCTGCTGTAATAAGCTTGCTCATAATCTTCTTTTAAGATAATCATGCCGGCCTCAATCTAAAATGTGCTGTTTGACATCTACTCGATAATCGAGCGGAAAGTTGAAAATGATTGTCAATCGTTTATCGGTCAAACTTTGAATTTCTTCAATGAGGTCTTCGTCTGAATAGTTACGATATTGCTTGTATGTTTTAGCTAACGTCATACTTTCATCGTCAACGAGTTCGTCAATTGTTTCAAGCAACGCTTCTCTAAAATCGTTTTGATAGAGAAGCAGTTCATCATCAAGTCTAATTTCAACCATGTTTACGCTCCAGTGCTTCTTCAATACGTTCCAAAAACATTTCATATTCTTCAATTTCTTTGTAACACCGTTTAGCTTCATCTCGCCAAAAATCACGTTCCGCTAAAAGTTCCTGCGTATTCATTATTCATCTCCTTTAAAAGGCGTTTTGCTTAGGCCTACCCAACGCACCAAAATGCATGCGGTGTCATCATATACGCTATATCCTTGTACTTCGCTTTTCCATTGCGGATTGTTCTTTACATCTTCGTTCAATTTTTCTGTTGCTGAAGACCCACCGTCGTCAAAATAGTCGTCAACATATTCTTTGTAGAATTCCATATTTTCCTCTCTAGTAAACTATCTTCTTGAGCTGATACATTTTACTGTCTCTTGCCAACTTCGCTATCAGAGACTCTGTATCGAGCTTTAAAAGCATGTCTCTAATTTCTCTCGAGTAATTGTAATAGTTCTGCTCGAACTGCTGGATAAGTAGCTCGTTCATACTTGCCAACCTTTCCAATATTCAGCAAGGTTGACTGATGTAATGGCTGTTACTGTTTTCTGCGAAGTTAAAATTTGTTCTTTATACGGCAGTAAGCCTACATTGCGTTCCATGTCGTTTTTCGGCAAATAATAACCACCATGTCGAGTTCTGCGACTTGCAATGATTGGTTGTTTGAATTCGCATCTCAAGCGCTCTACGACCTCTTTAACGCCTCGCTCGCTGATGTCAAATTCAGACTTTAACCATTTCAGTGGGACAGGTCGCTCAAAGCTACCGTGGTTCTTAATGTAATTCAAGATGTTAATTTCTTGCTCGTTCATCGTTTGCTTTCAGCTCCTTCCGAAAATTTAAAAATACGGTCTTTATCTCCGCGCATTCCCTTTGTTAAACGATCAACAAATGCGTTGTCATAAATTTTCAAAAGCTCTGCTCGTGAGAAATTAGTATTAATTACTGTTTTAGTCCGACTGTCTAAAATATTAAACAGAAAACGGTACGTCCATTCGTTGACTGGCTTGATGTAATTTCCGGTGCATGTCTCTTTCCCTAAATCGTCTAAAATTAGGTAGTCACATTCTGTCAGCAGCTTTGTAGCAAATTCTTCTGTAAAGCGCCCATTACCATTAAAGCTAGCTTGCACACTCTGAATCAATCTTGCAACCGGCATAAATATGACGCTTTTTGGCTCATTGTAAATCTTAAATGTATCATTCAACGATTTGGCAATTGCAATCGATAGATGACTCTTCCCAACACCCGGACGCCCTTGTAAGAACGTATTACCTTCGCCACCTTTTCCGTAATAACGAACCGCCCTTTGAGCAAATGCGTGTGCTTTCTGGTCTTCGAAGTTATGCTCTTCGAAATTATTCATCGTTGCATTTTTTAAGTCGTCTGGAATAATACTGACAGATTCAAACATATTCCATGTTTTAGCAAGCATTCCATTAACTGTTTGCTGCTCAGCACTGGACTGCTTTAAACGTTCCAATTCGTCTTTTTGGCAGTCTAAACAAAAGGCTGTGCTTGTGTATTCTCCTTGCTGTTTCATACGTCTGTAATACGGTTTATTATGAATCGTGCAGACGTCGCCAGTATCTACCAGAATACCGTTGTTAATCATATATTCATAAGACATTAATTCCATAAGCACCTCTAAAATCCAAAATCTGGGTCAACAATATTATGCAAGTCTTCAGTATTACTTTTAGGAAGTCCTTTTGATTCTTGAAACTTCCGTTGTTCTTCGTCGACTTGTGCGAGAGTTTTGATACCGTTTTGCTTCCAACCTCTCAAAATGCCATTTACATATCCAAAAGAACGTTTAGCAGAATTAGCAGCTTTATCAATAGCTCTTTTAATGACATCAACTTCAAAACCATCAATTTCTAGGTAATCTAATAATTGCTCAAGTTGATTTGGACTTAAAATTCCAATTTCTTGTTGAAAGTAATCCGAAATATTTTTGATGTTGGTTGCCGATTGGTTGCTAGTTTTCTCTACTGCACTCTCCTTACCTAACCTTACCTTACCTTTACTATCCTTACCTATCCTATACTGGGTTGCCATTTGGTTGCCAAATTGGTTGTCGTTTGGTTGCCAACTGGTTGTCATTTGGTTGCCAAGTTGGTAAGAACCCGTTGGTGACACTGATAACAAGCTTTTTTCGTTTTGGTAAATGGTTGGTTTAAAACGGTCTTTGCGAATTTGATTGTTGATTTTCCAATCGCGAACAACGGTCACTCCGCTTTCAAAGATGATAATGAATCCTTTGGCTTGCAGTAATTTCAAATCATCATTATTGGCTCCGTACGCTCGACTAAGCATTTTTGCGTTACCAATAAACCCCTCATCATCCGCTTCCATACCAAGTTGGAAATAAAGAAGTTGGCTGCTTGCTGGCATATCAACAAACAAATCGCTAGATGTGATGTCTTTGCTGAACATTCTTCTTTGTGCCATTATCAATCCTCAAACAATTTTTTCAATAAATCTTCAGCCAGTCTTTCACATTTAGCTTTGCTGTCGGCTTCAATTTCTTCTGGTTCTTTGCCATCTAACGTTTTAAGCGTGTATTCAGCTTCGACTTTTAAAGGCTCTGCATTGAACATCTGTAACATTCCTTCATATTTCTCTTTGTCTTCCGTGTAAGCTTCTTCAGTAGTGTTAATTGCGTCATTAATGTCTTTACACCAGCCTACTTTAAATGCCAATGCTCTAGTTCTGTTCTTGTATTCCATCAAGAAATGTCCATTTTCTTTGCTGCGAAATACGATAAATGTTTGTGTTTGTTTCATTGTTTTCTCCTTTTTATAAAATGCTTTTTCTGGTAATTTGCGCATTCTCACCACGCATCATCCTTTCATCGCGTCTAATACTTTAATAGCGTCGTCATAATGCTTAGCTTTTGCTTCCCAACTCTCAAATACGAAAGTCGGTTGCATTGATGTTTCTTCTTTCTTCGTTCGCTTACCAACATACGGTAATGTCAACACGTATATGATCATTGCTAAACTAAAGCAGATAATAAATAAGTCCATGTTTTCCTCTTTTCTAAGCCTTGTCCAGAAGCTTTTAAATTTGATTTTCAAGCCATTTCTTAATAGCTCGTTTTGACCAACGTTTTGCTGGTAATTCTCTTGGAAAACCGTCCATATAACGGTAGGTTTGAAATGTGTCATATGAAATGCCAAGAAACTTGCATGTTTCTTGCGGTGACATCAATTCGTTAAAACCGTCATCTTGTTCAATTTCCAAAAGCTTGTTTAGTGTTTCTTTGATTATGCCTTTCAGCCAATCAGAGAATTGTTGCATTACACTATCCATGCTGTTTCCTTTCTGGTATAATGTAAGTAGTTTTGTTTTGTAAGCGCATTGTTTCGGCAATGTGCTTTTTTTGTGCTCTCGATTAGCAGTTAAAGCTCTAACAAGTTTGTCAATCGTTGTTGTCTTATCAAATATTATTGTTTAGAGTAATTTAATAACTGCGTTTTTATTTATTTTAAAGGAGGTTATCATCTTGTTAGAGCCATAGCTACTAACCGAGGGCGTGTTTCCAGCTGAGCTGGTATAGTCCTAGCACTTTTGTTAAAGTGTCAATGAGCCCGATAAAATTTTGTAACCGTGCTAGAACCGTATCAACCCAGCTGGAAACAATTACGTTAAAATACGAAATTTTCGTATTTCTTGCCTAAAAAAATATCATCAAATCCAACGTGAAATTTAAACATATATTTTTTAAGCATAACCATTCCGATATTCGAACTGTCGTATTCAAGCTTCGCAAGTGTGTTGGTAGAAACCCCAAACTCGCTTGCAAGCTCTTCTTGTGTCATCCCAGCGGCAATTCGAAGAGCTTCCAGTGTCCATTTCATATGTTCTTTTTCCTTTCTTTTTTTCTTTAGGTCTTTCAACCTTACGAGTATATTATAATACGATTTTTTCGTATTGTCAACACAAAATTAAGTTTTTTTCGTATTTTTCTTGTATTGATAATAAAAATCATATATAATAGAACCAAACATACGAGAGGAAAATAATATGGATAAAAACAAGCAACGTATGCAGATTATCGCTGATAATATTACCTATTATAGAAAGAAGAAAGGGATCACTCAGAAAGAATTGGCTGACGCTATTGGCGTTGCTCCCGGGACGATTACTGATTATATGAAACTTAGAAGCGCTCCCTCTTTCGGGATCATTCAAAAGATGGCTGATTATTTCGAAGTCGAAAAATCAGACATTGACTCAACATTTAAAGACCAGAACATCATTCACGGTGATAACAATGGTTTGAATAGTTACAACAATAGTTCTGTCACTATTAACCACGGCACTTCTAAAGAAAACTTTGATAGAAGCCACGACCAGCAGATGGCTGATTTTGAATTGCAAAAAGAAATCTTATCCTATTTAGAACAGCAAACTAATATTTTAAATCAGTTGCTATCTAATACAGAGAAGATTTTGGATAAATTAAACAAAGGGGAAGAAAATGGCACTATTTGGAAAAACAAAAAATGAAAAAACTGAAGATTACCTTGCGGCGCGTGGTGTTAAAGGTTTGTCAGAAGAAAGCTATGAGCAAGTTAGACGCGTTGCAAATGAAATGTCTGGAAACGGATTGTTAAAAGCCGGCTTAGCTTTGTCTTTTAATAACGGTGTTGATCAAGCTAAACTTTCTTATTTGTCTGCTCTTGTTGAACAAAATTGGATTTTAATCAATCAAAATCAACAAATCATTGACGAACTTAAAAAACTAAACGATAAATAAAATTACGTGCAAGCCTGAACCACGTTAAAAGCTGGAGAATGGAGAATATACATAATGAAGAAGAAAACTGTCTTTATGCTTGGGGCTACTGCTATTCTTGGCGCAGCAATGCTTGATGTTGTTAACGTACCTGCAGTTAATGAACCAACTGTTGTGTACGCTGCTACTACTACTCAAAAAACGGCATTACGACAAGCGAAAAGCTACTACAAGAACATGCACATGTCTAAGCAAGGCATCTTTGACCAATTGACTTCTGATTTTGACCAATACTCAGAAGAAGACGCTCAATATGCAGTTGACCACTTGAAAGCTAACTACAAGAAGGCTGCCTTGAAACAAGCAAAAAGCTATTACAAAAATATGCATATGTCAAAACAAGGCATTTATGAACAACTTTCTTCTGAAATGGGTGAAAAGTTCACTCCTGAAGAAGCTCAATATGCCATTGATAACTCTAACTTTGATTACAATAAAGCCGCTTTAAAACAAGCGCAAAGTTACCAAAAAAACATGGCAATGTCTCCAGACGCTATTTATGATCAATTGATTTCTGAAGCTGGTGAAAAATTCACAGAATCAGAAGCGCAATATGCGATTGATAATTTAGATAAATAAAAAACAACGCAAAAAATCCCTCACGCTCTCCACGACCAAATTTCGAGCGCAAGGGATAGATAATAAACACGAAAAAACAACTTAATTGATTACTTAAAAAATTGGAAATGGAAAAATCCAGGTTCGTTGCTTTTCGCTTATTTTATTTTATCAGAAAAGGTGGTGATGTCAAGAATTTCTCTAAGTTAAAAAGCCTTGTCCAGAAGCTATTTTTAACAAAGGAGAAAAAATGAAATACAATAAAACAAAATATCCAAATATATATACATACGAAACAAAAAAAGGCAAACGATACTACGTTCGCCGAAATTTCAAAATAAACGGCAAAAAGAAAGAAGCCACTGCTAGCAATCTCAAAACACTTGCTGAAGCACGTCACGCGCTTGCAGAAATTGAAAACAAGATTGCAAACGGTGATTATGATCCACGTAAGAACATGACTGTCAATGACTACTGGCAAATCTACAGTGGAAACCGTATTAAAACGGGGCGGTGGGCGCCTGACACGATAGCGAACAAAGAAAGCCAGTATAGAGTTTGCTTTAAAGACCGTTTTGGAAGTGTCAAGCTCAAAGACATAGAAAGAACGGATTACGAGCAATTCATTGCGCAATTGTTAAAAAGATACACAAGGATAAGTGTCATTCAAATACACGGAATTTTTGATGCAATGATAAACGATGCAGTCGTTAATGGCTACTTGGACAGAAACCCACTTTCAAAAATTTTTATTGGCAAAAGCGTTATCCCAGCAAAAGAGAAATCATTTCCTTTGGAGGATTTCAAAACGTGGGACAAGTGCGCTAGAAAGGTGCTTGATATATACAATTACACAATCGTTAGGCTTACGTATTTTGGAGCACGGCGAAGTGAGGTCATGGGCATTAGAATTTCTTCTTTAAAGCTTATAGGAACTCGTTTTAGAATACTCTTGGACGATAGTCGAACATTTCGCCGTCCAAACGGAAAAGGTATGAAAACAAAAGGCTCTGAGCGCTACATGATCGTTGATGAAGAGACAACAACTATGTTGCAAAAATGTATTGAAATAACAAAAGAAATTGCGAAGAAAGCAGGGCGCATCCTTTCAAGAAACGACTATCTTTTTTTAGACGATGGCAAAAGGTGTAGAGCAGATGCTGGTAAGCCTGTGACTCCTACACGAGTATACACGAATTTCAAAAGAGTTAACAAACATTGCGAAGTGCATGTTACTCCTCACATGATGCGTCACTTCTTTACAACACAAGCCATAATTGCAGGTGTTTCTATCGAACACATGGCAGCCGCCCTTGGCCATTCAACTTCTTACATGACGCAAAAATACACGCATATTAAAGACGAAGTGGCAAGTGAAGTTACTGATTCGTTCTTGCGTGCTATCCAGTGA